AGCAACAGGGAAAAATGCAAGTGTTAATACCGCCCCTATCGTACCTACAAATTCAGCCCCTTTTGTTTCCGGGCAAATATCAATCGCCTGACATATTCGGTCCGGTCCATAGCATTTACCATCACAACCATATTTTTTGCTACGCTCCTGCTCCTTAATAATTTCTTTCATGTTACACCTCGCTATCTACAATCCTGCAACTAACATCTTCATTTGCCTTTTTAATGTCGTTATAGTCAATAATAATTTCTGCTTCTTCGCTTTCATCAGTAGAACAAATACCACAAGCACACCAATCTGGCTTTATTCTGTTGCATTGCTTTAACAACTGTTCAAGTGTAATATCTCTTGGTGCTTCTGCAACAAATGATATGTCGCAACCATTTAATATAAATTTCATTCACCAATCTCCTTCTTCAATACTTTCCTCATGCTAGTTCTCTTGCTCAACACTATCAGCTTTTTACTTGTTTCTTGAAATACAATCCAATTAGCAGGATTCATTTTATATTTCTGCATTAACTCTATCTGCTGTTCGTTTGGTTCTGTCACGATGCACCGCCTTTCCAAAACAAATCATTTAATTCAGGTCTATTCACCGATTGCTCTAATGCCCACATTAAATTCCAACATGATGCTCGCAAGTGGTTTTCATCCATATCCCCACGCATATATTTTACAAGGTGTCGCATTGCTGAATCACATAGGCTGTGCTGTGGTATTCCCTTGTCAATATTGTGTTCTCCGTATTTCATAGCACCTTCTTCACAATGCTTTGACAATTCAATAATTGCTGTTAATGGTAACAAGTCCATTCTGCCTTTTCCTTCGTGCATATCCCTTACTGCACCTGTGCTAAATTCTGTTCTATCTCCGCTATCTAAAATACTCATATCTACTCCTTTCATTGCCACCATTCAATAATAGATTGTCCGCACTCTGTACAGTGTTTTCCAAATACATGAAAACTTCCACAAGCAGGGCATTTTTCGTGTTTATGTCCGCTTGTATCAATTTGATATGCAACCTTCTTTTGCTCTGCTTTCTCTTTCAAAGCCTGCAATTCAGCCACTGTGCCGATTGCTCGGTATTCCTGTATTTCTTCAAGTGCTTGGATTGCCATTTCTAAAACCTTAAACATTTTACATTGCTTATCTTTTGGCAAATTATAATCTAACCTATATATTGGCATCTGCATAATTTCTGCTTTTGCTTCATTCTCCGTCATGCTCATTCTCCTTTGCTAACTGCTTTTCTAACTTTTCATAGTTCTGCTTTGACATAAAAATATAATCATCAGTAACATACATCTTTGAATGGTCTTGTACTTCCTTATATCCGTATCTTTTCAACCACTTCTTGTCTATACGTTTCTTTTTATGCGTTCTTTTTCTTACTTTCTTTGTTATTGCATCTGTAATAATAATCTTCCTACCGCCAAAAATTTCAATCGAAGTCATTATCAATCCCCCAATATCATTCTATCTTCAAGATTTCTCTTGTAATCATCCGCATGGTAATCATCATATCTATCCTGCTCTGGTTTCTGCATTTCCAGCGACAACTCCTTAACTTCTTCAATCACTTTAGTTATCTTGCAATCGTCACAATGACATTCAAACGGACAAATATTATCAATATAACTGCACATTACTGGTGGTTCAAAATCTTCTTCAAATATTTTCATGCTTGCACCCCCTTAATAAATTCCAACATTATATCTAGTACGCAATCTAATTCTGCCACTTCCCTTTTTACGTCCTTTTTGGCTTGCCTTTTTAAACGGAGCTGTCACTCTTTCCCAGTCGTCAATTAATTGCGGCGTAATTTTATTTGTATTGCCGCTTTTTGAAACCTTCTTATCAGTAGAGATAAACCACACATATCTAACATTCTGTTGCATAGCAACGGCATTATATAGCGTTTTTGGAATTACCCCTAATTTCTTGGCTATATCTTTGGCGCCGCCTTCGATAATCTCTCCTGTTTCAATATTTGTTGCTCTGTAAATTTGCATATTCAATCATCCTTCCTAATATTTTTCTTGTAACTCTTTCTTTAATGCTTCCGCTTCTGCCCTTAGCGTCGGATCATCATTAACCATAACCGGGGCTAATGCTTTTTCCAGTTCGTCAAAATCGTAATCACGTTGCTGGTAATCATTAAAGCTCGGTTTCTTTTTCATCCACTCAGGTACAACCTCTTTTCTGCCGGATTGCTTTTTGAGTGGGTATACATCCGTCCAACCTGCTAATATGGATTGATTAATAATGTCTATCTGCTCATTAGTATTAGAGGTAAGCTTATTAAGTTTGCCAATCATAAGCGATACTGCTCTATCAGTCATAGGCTTTTTGACGCTCTTACGGAACTTAATAAATTCAAGAATAGCTGTATTGAGTTCGGGAATGTCGCTATAATTTATTACATTCTTTTCATTCTTAACATTCTTATTCTTCTTGTTTGTGGTCGGTGGTTGGTCACTCGTTGGTCGCTCGTTGGTCGATGGCTGGTCGTTTTGTTGGTCGAAAAGCTGGTATTTTTCCCAATTTTTCAAGGAAATAAGCGTGTTTTGATTACTTCTTTGTCGGTCAATCTGTTGGTCGCTTTCAAACGCATCTAATATACGCCTAACCTTACTTTCGTTGACCGACAATGTACTAGCAATCGACTTACGCCCGGTAATCAACTGCCCCGGTTGCAACGTGATTTTTTTACCCTTAAACAATGCCGGATATTCTGCATGAGTAGCATTTAATAATAAATACATCCATACCGCCAAATGCTCCGCATCTTTCATAATGATTGGGTTATCAAGCATTTTTCTATGAAGTTTTACCCATCCATTTTTCTCATTCATTACTAAATAGCCCCTCTTGCATAGTCCTTAAATACTTCTTCACTTTTCTTTCTCTGTGCTTCTACCCTGCCATTCCCGGCAAGTTCAGGATATTTCTCCCTCATTCTCTGCCCGGTCCTTCTGATAGTTTCAAATACGGGTAGCCCTAAATCTCTTCTATGCCTTATAACAGTTTCAAAAGACATTCCCAGACATACCGGGTTAATTCTCCTGCATACTGCATAAATCAAATAATCGTCGCTGTTGCGTGCCGCTATATCACTTTCCAGAACTTCTTTTACAATCTCCTGAGTGGTTTTAATCTCTGTTGCCTTATCCATCGTTTTCTCCTTTCAACAACTCATTGAATTTTTCCAATGCTTTAATAGATACCTTGTTATTTGCCTTCTCCGGCTTCAAACTGATTACTAAATGCTTGTCGATAATATGTACCAACTCTTTCGCAAGGTTCTTTCTACCCTGCTTTATGCCGTCATAATAGCCCTTTGCTGGCTTGTACTCGTCAATCTGCTTCTTGCCTTCGCCTTGTCCGCCTGCGGTCTTATTCCGTAGCTGGTAGCCCTTCTTTGCACATAATTGGATAAAATACTGCTCTTTATCGTCCAGCATATATTCGGGATAATTGCCAAATTCAATTTGCCATCCATGCGGATTGTCGTCTGAATATAGCCCGTGTTTTTTCAGCGACAAGTCTATATGCTGATACCCGGAAAGATGCTGTGCAAGCCGTGTTAAGATGTGCTTTGCCTGTCCCACATAGGCGTATTTGATGCCGTTCTCGTCGGTGCGGACAAGAAAATATATTCCGCTACTATCATTAACTTTTGGATTGACTGCAAGTATTCTCTGTTTGTTCTTATGCTCGATTGCCTTAATCTGCTTATAATTCATACCGAACCCCCTTAATTAAAAGGGAGTTCTTCGTCGATACCGTCCGGGATATTCATAAACCCGTCGCCGCTACTTACACTCGGCTTGTCCTGTTCTCTCTTACTCTCGCAAAACTCCTGATCCTCAACAACAATATCCGTTGTATATACGGTTTTACCCGTTTCCCGGTCCTGATAGCTTCCAGTCTGAATACGTCCAGATACAGCTACCTTCATGCCCTTACGGAAATACTTTTCTGCAAAATCTCCGGCTTTACCAAATGCCACGCAATTAATAAAATCTGCTTCCTGCTCGCCTTCTCTTTTGAATCTTCTGTCTACTGCCAATGTATAGCGGCTTATTGCCATAGGCTCATTGCCCTGCGTATATCTCGTTTCTGCGTCCCTTGTTAATCGTCCGATAAGCGTTACTTTATTCATGCTCTACACCTTCCTTTTCTAATCGGTTTTTAATAACTTCTAACGCTCTTTTATGTAATTCTTCTTCAGACATAAATGCCAGTTCTATAGAACTCATTAACAGTTTTTTTGCATTTTCACTCCCAATATCTTCTGACAATACTTTATGAAAACCCTTAACAGTCATTGTTAATTCGGTGAGCAGTTGTTCTCTACCGCCTTTGATTTTTGCTCCTTTTGAGTTTACTTTAATCATGTTATTATTCTCCTTTTCTTTTAATCTAAATAATTCTTACCAAATACCTCTAAAAAGCTTTTATTTGCCCCGTACACGTCGTTAAACTTCTCTTGTGCTAACTTCTTTAGGTGCAAGTCCAAACCTTCGTTAGGCTTAAAATGTACCCCTGTTTGCCCTGTATGATGTTCTCTGCATAACGGAACAACAAGCCCATATTTGTCTGCTAATGCCCTTCTGCCCCTGCCATATATACAATGATGTACTTCTACATAAGGACTGCCGCAAATAAAGCAATTATCCATACAATCTACTATTATTGATTTAGTTTTTGCCATTCTGCTTTCATCCTTTCCAATTCAATAGGCGTAAGAGTTTCTATGCCTAACTCTTTCGCTTCACCGACAATACAATCAATGAAGTGTGCCATTTCTGCTGTGTCGTATTCGCTGGAACCTTTAATCATCAAATACGAATCAAACTTCCCATTGCTTTTGTAAAACTTCCAATGCCCTTCAATCTTCGACATATCTACTCCGGCTTTTACAGTGACCGGGATGTAGCCTTCTTCGTCTTGGTATAGGAAACCGTACTTTTGTAGCATTTCTTCGTATATCTCTTCTTTGCTACTCTTAATATCCGGGTGGTTCGCAATTTTTGTGATTATCGCCCAGCAATATGCGTTTGCATCTAAGGACCGCTTAACCCGGTACTTTTTCGCCGATATGCTCAACTTCTCACATGATTGAATAGCATTAATAGCGTCCGTTGGTTCTTCGTTCAGTTCAAAGCTGACTATTATTTTCTTTGACACCCAATCACGACTGACTGAATGTAATTTGCCCGTACACTCCATTACATCACCTTAATTTTTTCCCAATTATCGCTGATATTACGGAACTTCTTTTCTGTGAGTTCTGAAAAATCAGATACCTTATAAAGTGACAATATCTTTGCTTCGTCTACGCCTTCATCCGTACATCTTTTGTGAAGCACATCTGCTTTAACCTTAGAAATCTCCATATTTTCAATTTCTTTCTGTTGCTTTTCTTCCTTCTGCTGTTTCTTGGCTTCTTCCTGCCTGTTATCCCTTGTGTCTGCGTCCTTCACATCATCAATACAGAAAAGACCATTTAAAGCGTACTTTCTAGCATAAGAAGAAGTAGCCCCGGTAACTTGTGAAGCATCCATGCCCTTCTTGCTTTCTTCTTCTCTTGCATAAGCTGTATTGGAAACATATTCGCAAGTTTCACAATCAAATAATGTAGCTGTAGCCTTAACGTAATACCTGTCGCCTATCTGCACTATCTCGTCATTGACTGTTACTGCTGTTTGTGTCGCCTGCAAGCAAGGCTTCAAGCCTTCCAAAATATCTTCACACGATCTGTAATTGTACTTACCAAAACTGTTGTACTGGTTCTTTGGTGCTATCAAATTCAACTGTATCTCTCTTAACTTTGCATATACGCTCATTACTTATCCCCCACATTCTCAAGTTTGTATGATGTTTCACAATCAATACCACAATGATTTATTCTCTCGACTAACATAGTTAATTCCGACAAATCTTCACTAAATACAATCAATTTTTCCGGGAGTGTACCCTCTGTATATTTTGATTCTCTTTCCTGCGTAATAGTAAGTTTCCACATATTCAATTCTCCTTTTCTTATAAATGTTCTCCATCGATATTCAAGAAACACATAACACCGCAATCAATGCTTATTTCTTCTTCGATTCTTCCCCTATTAGGTTCTAATTCATCAAGATACAATGGCGTTCCGTCGCTTTCTTTTAATATTGATGCCCCAATATCTCTTTCAAGTTTTGCCCGACTTTCAAATACATCCGGAAAATCAACCCTGATTTTATTCCAATAACCCATGCCGCCCTTTATACAGCCTATACAATTATTGTTTTGATAACCCATTTCATACATGTAAGGTCTTTTCAATCCAAGCATATCTGCAATCGCATGTGCATCTTGTTTGGTTAGCATACGTTCAATTAGTGGATATTGGTTTGTATGCCATATTGTTGATTCATCAAGTATTTTCGCTCTATGTTGCTCGTCGAAATCGTAACCCCATACATACGTGATTTCATAATCTGCATGTTCTTTTTCCCACTGTTTTCTAATAAGTTTTTTTAAGTAATTCGTACACGGTGCATAGTGAGTTGTTGGATGCTTTATTATTCCAGTTGCTCTAATTACATCCTCAACACATGCGTAATCAGGATATAAAATTTTGATTTTCTTTCCTAAAATCTTTTCGCAATCTAAAACGAACCTCATGCTATCCTCGTGTTGGTCCTCGATGTCGATATATATGTATTCATCAATCGTATCTCGTTCTAAATAACCTGCGACAAATGATGATACACCTGCTGATATCCAGCACACTTTGATTTTTTTGGTTGCTTCCATTTGTTTGTGACTGTCCTTTCTACATCAAATCTTCAACTGATACCCTGTAATGCTTCTTTAAGCAATCTTCGCAAATATACTCGCCCTCAATGTCGTAGCAGTATTCGTCTTGCATAGGCTGTTTACATTTGTCGCATTTCGGAAGCTTCTGTAGTTCGGCTTCCTGTTCTGCATCATGTCTAGCCCAGCGATCATAATTATCTGGTACATTCATCACTTACCACCTCTCTTCATTCGCAAGTGAAAATAGAAGTAACCACGCAAGCGATAAAATCATTATTACGGCTGGTATGCACGTATCTGAGTCCATTGCCGCCATTGACAAAGTAAATAGGATAACTGCCGAATAAGTCATAAGCCATAAAAACCCGTTATGAAGCTTTGTTTTTAATCTTCTTTTTTTCATTTTCTACTCCTTTCTTTTTAGGAATGATCCGATAATCAACCTTTATTCCGTTCTGTTCTGCCAAAAGGTCTACTAAAAACGCTAGTATTGTTTCTTCACTTGGCATCTGCTTTTCCTTTCCGTTCACTATTCGTGAACTTTAATTACAAAAAAATATAAGTGATACTCTGCTGGTGGAATGTCAAGAAGTTCAGGTTTTGACATCTTTACAACATCATCCAAAGAAATAGCAATCTTGCCATTCAATTTATAAGACATTGTTATATGCGATACACCATAAGCCTTTGCAAATGCTTTAATGCTTCCGAACTTTTCAATAATTCTTCCACGCAGTTTACTAAAATCATACTCCACTATATACACCCCCTTTCCAAATTCACAAACCGTGAACTATTATTTTAAAAAAATATTTGTACTACATATTGTGTTCACGTTTCTTGTACTACAGCATTTTGTAGTTCTCACTGTGTGAACAATGTTATATTAGCATAGCTTTTTAAAGTTGTCAATGCAAATGTTTAACTTTCGCAAACTTTTTCTTTAAATTGTTCACGATATGTGTTATTATGAAATTACCCCAACGAAAAGGAAGGTGATTATATGGAAAATAAAGCGGAATTGAAAGACAGATTAAAATATGCAATGGAGATAAGAGAAAAGAAGGCAAGTGATTTGGCAAAAGATTTGAAGATACCAAAATCAGCAATTAGTCAATACTTGTCAGGGTACAGAAGTATAAAAGATACAAAAAGACTTTATATCATCGCAAAATATCTTGATGTTTCCGAAGCGTGGTTAATGGGTTTTGATGTACCAATGGAAAGACCTCTGGAACAGAAGGAAAATGACGAATTAGTAGACTTAGTAAATAGGTTGAAAAGCGACAAAGAGTTCAGATGCCTTGTTTCTAAACTCGACAAACTGAACTCTTCGCAAATTGAAGGGCTTATGAAGCTGATGGGACTTCCTCAGGATCAGTAGAGGAAGATTGCATTAAAATACCGTAAATCATTTGAAGCGTGGTTTCATCTTTCGTAGTTGTAACGGTTTCAATAATTGCGTTCCTAATATAATCAATATATTGATCCATAAGCGTAACCCCTTTCACTATAGGAACAAATGTTCTGAATTTATTATATTATTATAGTTAATTCAGAGCAATGGTAATTGTTACAAGTATATTATAAAACGATTTTTTTACTATTGTTAAAAAACCGAAAGTCAAAATAATATCTGTTTCGACAAAAAAGGAGAATGAATATGTCCCCATTAAATAGCGAATTTGTAGAGCGTGTGGCTTGCTATGTGCGTGTATCATCGGAAGAACAAAAATTGCATGGTTTTTCATTAGATGCACAAAGAGATAAACTGAAAGAATACGCAAATAAGCACCATCTTAAAATAGTAGGCTGGTATGAGGACGAAGGAATAAGCGGAAGAAAGCTGATTAAGAAAAGACCTGCCCTACAGCAAATGCTACATGATGCACACGCCAAGAAATTTGACCGTATTATTTTTATTAAACTGGACCGTTTTTTTCGTTCGGTAGCAGAATATCACGAATGTATGAAGTATATTGATCCTGTGCTATGGACTGCAACGGAAGAAAAATACGACTTAACCACTGCAAACGGACGGGCGTTTGTTAATATGAAATTGACAATAGCAGAACTAGAAGCCGACCAAACGGGAGAAAGAATAAAAATAGTAAATGAATACAAGGTAAAGACCGGGCAAGCAATAAGCGGATATAAGGCGCTTACGTTCGGATATATGACAAAGAAAATAGATAACATAAAGAAAGTAGTTAAAAACCCTGATACCGAACCTATTGTAATAGACTTTATTAATCACTTTTTAGCACACCAAAACAAACAACAAGCCTATCGTTATGCAAGGGACAAGCATAATTGCAGTTATGGTTACAATGCTTTTACTAATTTGCTATATGATACTAAAATATACGGACATTATAGAGGGAATGACAATTATGTTGAAGAACCGTATATAGACAAGGCTACTTTCGACAAGATACAAGAAATTTTAAGCCGGAATATTAAGCGTTCCCCCTCAGGAAAAGTATATTTGTTTAGCGGCATGATGATCTGTCCTTTATGTGGGCGAAAAATGGCGAGCCGTGCTAGTATAAACAAACAGAAAAGGGAATATGTTTACTACAGATGCCCTAACCGTACAAAAGAAGGACTGTGCAATTATGAACCGCAAATAAAAGAACCTGTTGTAGAAAACTATTTGATTGATAATTTGAATAAACATATTCATTCGCATATAGAAGTCAATAGCGTAGTAGACAACACTCACAAAGACAATTCTATACCTGATAAAATCAAAAAGGTAAAAGCTGAAATGGATAAGGTAAAGCGTATGTATCGCAAAGACGATATTACAGAAGCGGAGTACGACAAAGATATGTCGGAATTAAAAGCAGAGTTAAATGAGCTAGAAGCGCATTTGAAGCCGGAAATAGAGCGTGACTTGACAATATATAAAGAATTGCTTGAAAGTGACTGGAAAACCCTATATAACGCCCTTACGAAAGAGAACAAGCGTGTATTCTGGCGAAAGTACGTAAAAGAGGTTCAACTAGCGGAAGATGGCGCAATAAAAGGGGTTATATTTTTTTAACCCCTTGTTGTACTAACTTATTAACGCCAACGTGTGCCAGGATTCCCACAACCAGTTTTTGTGATGTCTTACTCATAACTCCATATCCCGTCTGCCAAACTTATGCATGGCATATTCCTAGAAGCCTAAATCCTCTCCTACTAAAATCACCT